CCAGATGCGCGATGAAACCAACTGGCAGATGATGAGGATGTCAGACTGCGAAACCTGAACCGAAGAAGCCCCTTGCCTGCGGGTGAAGTCGAATATCTGCTGCCAGTTCATCGACGACGGATTGTAGATTCCTACCGGGGCTGACGGGTTAGTGGACAGCGTAGGCATCGTTTACCCGAAGATGATGGTTGCGCCAGCAGGAACCCGAGGAACCGGAGGAGGAGTCAAATCCAATGAAGCCGCAGCACGATTCTTGATGATCTGGTGAGCGTTAGCTCCCCACTTGTCGACATTCAGGCCGCTCTTATTGGCCTCTACGTCAGTAGCCTCAAAGTCGTAGGTCTTATGGCAGTGAGAACAGAATACGTGCGCCCAGCCGTTCGAAAGGACTTGACCGCGGAAGTTGGTGTTTCCGTTGGGCATGACGTGACCGCATGATTCCTGCCGCTCTGCAATCTCTGCGGCCTGCACCTTGGCTGCTTCGACGCGCCGGAGAGTGGCTTCCATGAGTTGCTGCTTCTCGCGATCAGCCTTTTCCTGATCTTCGGGGGAAAGCTTCCTCATCTCCGCAATTGCTGCGAGAGTGGTTTCCCGATTATCCGCGCTCATCTGCTTCATCGCAGCCATGAACGCCGATACCAAGTCATTGCCTCCAGTCGAAGGAGTAACGGCTTCTGCTACTTGCTCAGTGGACGAGTCCAATTTTTCCTCCTGCGGCTTGCGGTTGTACGGTCTGGTCATCTTCGACTCCTACATATTCAAGTTCGCCGTTCATCGCGGCTTCGAACATCTGCTTGACTGCCTTCTGAAGGAAAGATAGCACCTGCCCCGGCGGAAGGCCATGAGAAGAGTAGGTGCAGCACTCTCCGCTTACCGGATTGAAGGCCACGCCGAACAGCGCAAAGTCACCCGATTCTGCGGAGAACTCCGTCAACTTCTTTTGGGCCTCGAACGGCAGCGGCATTAGTGGATCTCCTCGAACCAGCGTCGGGACTCTCTGCCCCTAGAAATTGAGAATACACGCTCTGCATCGGATACCGTAATCAATCTTTCTTTGATGAGCCGGGCGAGGATGGTTCTCCAGCCACGTACCTGCCCCTTCATCTGCGGTTTGCCAAACTGATTGTACTCAATCTTGCGCGTCGTGAACTCGGGTGAGAGACCAGTCCACTCCATCCCGACGATATGCCTTCGACCGCGGCACTTCTCGTCAATATCGGTCAAATTGGCTGTGGGGTCGATCAGGTAGACGGCGCCGATATGGGGAAAGTTTCGGCTCTGCTCGAAGATAAGGTTCGGGTTCATCTTCGATAGCCGCTTGATAAGCACCTTGCGCTCGAGGGGCCGTCCAAGTTGCGCCGATGCATCGGTCGTAAGGAAATCACCGTCTTTCCCTTCGACAGCCGATCTCTGCTTCGCCAGCGCACCCTCAGCGGCATTGCGGTGCTTCTCCCGGTCGGCATCGCGGAAGTATTGCTCCAACCGAGCTGCCATCTTGGCTGAGTCCACAACTTGAGGGCTTGACATGAAACATATCCTACACGCAAAAGCCGCTCCGAAGAGCGGCCAGTACGCCTACCAGGGAAAATTTAGAAGGTGGTTTCTCCGCGCTGAACCGTGTTGGCATAGAGCGCGAAGGTGAAGGACGGAGTTGTCCCGGCGACCGTATATGCAAACCGTACATACTGAGCGTTGAAGGGAGTGTTGACGCCGGCAGCAGTTCCAGTAGCAGCCTGCGTCCCAGCCGATCCTGCATCGGAGAGTCCAACCGGCTTGAAGATGATGTAGGCGCTCGTTGCGGTAGTCGTCAACTGCGTGAACTTCAGAGGGAGGTTGATCCAAGTCACTCCACCGTCGGGCGAGTCCTGCAACACGCCGTCGAAGGTAGGAGTAGTGCCGCTGGCCGCGCTGACCACCAGAAGCAGCCGATAGGAGTCGGCAATCGGCATCGTAAACTTGGCGCTATTCCCCGTAGCCGTTACCGTGTTCGAGGCGACGAGGAGCTTGGAGCCGAATTGGAGCATTCCTGAGGCCATTAGAGTTCCTCCGCTTGCAGAAGGTCGAGGTAGGCGATGTTTCCGGCGTTAGTGGCTGAGAACAGGCCCGCTACGCCGAAGTAGAGAACAATCTCCCCAGTGGGCGAAGGAACGGTAACAGGCACCGTGTAAGACTGCGTGGATACTGTCGCCGGAAGGGTATAGCCTGTCAGTGGAGTGATTCCGGCAATCGCCGTGGTGGTCTGGGTGGTAGCGCCGCCGTATCCCCACGAGAGGCCATTGATTTGGCCAGAGATCGGGTCCCACAACAGCTCTGTGAAGATGGCCCAATTCCCCGATGCGGAGTTGAATGCCATCGCCGTGGGGCTGAAGATGGTGGTATTCGAAGCCAGCGTCAGGGACGGGATGCCATTGGTTGCAGCGGGAGAGATAAGCATCGACGGAGTGAAGTTGACAGTCGTCCCGCCGGTAGCGCGGCCAGCGGCCGTCACAAGGATATGAACGAGATCAACATTGTTCGACACCCCTACGCCATACTGCGAGTATCCGTTGTACTTGACATAGCAAGCTTGTGCGGCCTGCGTCGCGGCAACGGTGGCGATCGGAGAAGCAGTTTTCTGGAAGACAACAGCCGTCGTAATGGGATTGACGAGCGACGCTGCTGGCTTGGAGATGTACGGAGTATTGGTGTTTGCCATGAAGGGTCTCCTTTAGACCAGTGAAGCATCGCAAAGAATGATCCGCATACGCTGCGGGTCGGTGATCTTGGAGGCCATCACAAAGCGGTAGCTTGCGATGGTGCCGATTTCACCGGTGGGGTTGCTCGGGCCGATTCCAGGCTTGACGACTGATACCTTGAACCGCTGATTCTTGGGGTCGGTCACCGTCGACGGCCCGGAGCCAGCCAGCGGAATTACGCAAAAGCTCTGGTAGCCGAAGATGTAAGCCGAATAGAGCTGGTTCGGTGCGGTGCCGGTGATATTGACGTTGGTTGACGTCATGATGCGGCATCCGGCAACCTTGCCAATCTCGCCATTCAGCAGCTTCATGCCGTTCTGGTACTTCATGCAGTCGATGAATCCGCCGGCGGTGTTGTCCGACATAATGTCGTACTCAACGTAGGGATGAATGACTGCCATCCAGTCGCCCGAACCGAAGGGGCGCACATTGGAGCCCTTCATCAGCACCACGTTGGCTTTGAAATCGGCAACCGTAAGATTGGCTCCGATGGTCGGAATCTGATAGGCAGTGTTCGAGTCAATCTCAGCGCGGGTGATGGAGTCGGTCGAGAGAGCTGCACGGAAGCTGAGATCCTCAACCATCTGAGCGGCTGCACCGATAGAGTTGATGTCGGTCTCATCGTAGAGGGTGGAAGAGTCCATGTAGTCCGAATACTGCTCGACAATCGAGGTAATCGGATAGCTGGACTGCGGCACTGGATTGGGGTTCACGCCTTCAGCCGCTGGAATCGTGTTCTGTCCGGGGAGGTTGAAGCGGAACATCTGAACGGTGCGCCCAACGTTGCGCGGCAGGGGAACCTTGAAGCCGAGCTGCCAGAAGTAAAGCTCCGGCATCAGGCGGTCGAGTCCCTTTTTGACGAAGTAAATCGCGCTTGCCTGGTGCAGAAGCCCAGGATTGTTCGTGGTAGTTCCAACGGGGACGGCTGGCACGATAACACCTCTCTAGAATGATGAAATTGGTGAAGACTCGCAGAGAAGTGCCTGCGTCCAATCAGCATCGTTTGAGGGTCTCTCTAACGCGCTCGCCACAGTCCAAATAGATGGTCTATCTACTCAGCACTGTAAAGAGATAAACATAAGTTTCTATTTTTCGCAAACTATTTTTGTTTTGTTGAATCGCCCGTTCGTCTTGAACGGAGCCGAAGTCAATCCGATACGCCTCGGATGAGCCATCCCCGCTTCTCCGCCCCTCCGTCGTGAGGATTCGCGTGAGACTTGCAACGGTTCAGCGTGGTAATCGTGCGGGGGGCTCTCTTAGGTGAACTGTCAGGAGCACCGGAGAGCGGAGTGGCCAGCACACCCCGCACTTGCATGATATCGCATGAGATGCTAAATTGAAAGCGTCAGGAGCACTGTTATGGACTTTTCCCCGAAAACATCGGTCGAGACATCCCTATCGCAATCGTGCGTTTTGGCCGCTGCATGGCGTTCAATAGGAATTGCTACCTAGAGAAGCACCGGAGGCCCGATGGGTGCACATGCCCGTCCCCTCTTCGATAAGGGCAGCGACTTCGCACTCTGGGAGCCGCCGTAGATGGGGACTTGTGTGACATAAGCGACGATCCGACGGATGACAGCATATTGTCTCCAAATCGCTGGCGAGAGTGGGGACTGCCCTGCTTTTGCTTTGCTCTGAGTCCTCTGGAATCAAGCATTAGGATTAGAAACTAAGTACTTAGAATCTCAATTGAGGGTAAAAGGTAACTAAAATGACAGACGAATTATTGCAAAGCGTGATTAGGGAATCTCTGATGAGTGGGTACTCTCTAGAGAAAATAAGGGAAATCGTTGAAGATGCCTTCAATGAATGGATCGAAAACCCAATAATTACTGCTCCGATCCAATGCCAATAAGGTTTGCAAGCTGTTCAGTCGTCATGGCGTACAGGTCGGTCTCTGTAGGCGCACCTTTGCCGGTATTAGCAGGTGCGGTTCCTGCCGGTGGTGGGGGCATGTTGTTCTTCGGCGCGGCAGTTCGAGTTGTAGCCGCAGCAACTGTCATCTCTCCCTTGGCCTTCAGGGTGTGGTAGGCCATCTCTGCGGTGTTGGCATTGAACGGGAGGCCATTGGTTTGCAGGAATTGGTCGATCTTGTCCGCATCGGCCTGCGACTTAGAGAACTCAGGGACGGCACGAAAGAAGTTAGCCGCTTCATAGTTGGCCTGCTGGGCCCCCATGAACTCCTGCTGGGCATTGGCGATGCGCTGCTGCTCTGCGAAGGCCGCTACAAGCTCTGCACCGTTCTTGACGCCGAACGCTGGAGCCATAAGGTCAGCAATGGCCAGCGCGGTCGGGTCTACAGCTTCTGGTGCTGCCGGAGGAGGCGCTACTGGTGCAGGCTGCCGGGATGATAGCTCTGTTATGTGGCGTGATGCTGCTACCTGGGCCTTGGCAAGCTGTCCGTAGAGTTCGGCATCATCCTTACCGCGGTAGACCTGCCCGGTCGCAAGGCGCATCTCGCGCTGTCCATTTTCTAGGGTGGCGAAGGTGAAGTCAGGATCTTCGGCGGGTGCTGCCGGCGTATCTGGGGTTTCTGGAACTTCAGGAGCCGGGGTTTCTACTGGAGTGGTTCCAGCTTCTACCAGAGCTGCGTCAAAATCTGCATCACCACTGCCAGCCGAAACGGTCGGTTCTTGCGGGATCGTTGGTTCGTTCATCGGTATTCTCCACTTCGGATTTTAGTGCGTTGGCTGAGTCTATTACGGCTTGTTCGAGCGTTTTCATTACGATACGGCGTTGCTGCCAGGCGATGATTGCAGAGCGGCAGGCCTCAAAGTCGGTTGCAGGAGCGTTCAAGGCAATTTGTTCAAGCCGTTCACACTCCGTCCGCTGGAATTGCAGAAAGTCACGGAAGGCTAGGGATTGTGCAAGTTCCGCGTAGGAGATGGCGAGTTGGAGGTTATCGGCTTCCATTATTGACCTTCAAGGACCTTCTGCGCCGCGATCTCGGAATCCCGCGCAATACCCAGCACTTCATTCAATGCGCCGATCTTAGCCAACGCATTGAGCGTAGCCACAATGATAGCCGTTTCGTCGCGCTCATGGGCATCCTGCGACATGTTCTGCAACCGCTGGCCTTGGAGTGCCATCTTCTCCTGTCCAGCCTGCTGAGATCGCTGCTGCTGGGCCTGCATCTCCTGCTGCGTCATCGGGCGGAAGAGACTAAACGCCTTGACATTGTAGACATCCAGATAGAACTCGGTGAACTGCTCGATATCCAATGTCTTCTGCTGCTGCTCGCCCATGGCGGAGATGATCTCTGGGTTGAGGACGTATTGGGTCAACGTCTGGAGACCGCCGCCCTGCATCGCCGCACGCATCTTCATGTTGTTCGCCGTCCGCATCTTGAACTTGGGATCGGCGTTTAGGATGTCGAC